TTCCGAAATCAATAATTTTAAAAATTTTTCCAAATGTAGGAACACGATATACTTTTTCATTGTATTTGTAGTATAAATATGGCTCATCGGTTTCATTCCACATTATATTGTTTGTATGTAAATCATTGTGTGTAAAATGAAATGCTTTTTGATATACCAACAAGGTCATTATCACTTGCATGAGAATTGCATTTGCAACATGTTCATCTTGTATATGACCTTTTAAAAATAATTCGTCTAATGTGCCTTTGCATTTTTCGAGCATGATTACTTGAACTGGAAAATTATATATGTATGCAAATTTATCCTCTTCTTCTGATTCTTCTGATTCTGATTCTTCTGATTCTTCTGATTCTTCTGATTCTTCTGAATTTGATTCGTCAGAATCACCGTCGTCGTCTGAATCTGTTCCTGATTCCGAATCATCATCTTTTGGTTCCGCTTTTTTTCCCTCTTCACCGTCGTCATCATCATCATCATCACTTCTATCAATTTCAGAATCTGTATCGGAATCAGAATCTTTCAAAACCGTATTTGATAATTGCGGTGGCTCTATAAAATCTTCAATCAACTCTAAATTATCAAGTTCTTTCATTATCGAATAATTGGATTCACATTGACCATTGGATTCACATTGACCATTGGATTCACATTCACAATCTAATATATCATCAATATCCAAATTTATGTCTTCATTATCTTCAAATATCAATCTATTTTTGTTTCTACGAGAACCAAAATTAGAAAATGGGTCTTCTGTTTCAGATTCAATCTCATACAAAATTCCGCGATTATTTTTAAAATAATTGCTTTGCATTAAATAATCCAAATCATCTATTGCATTGAATCTATATTTAGATTGAATTGCTAATGCTGACCCGTAATAATCGATTCCATGTATTACATTATGATGATTCAATAATTGTGATGACAAATAACAAAAAAAGTTGTCGACATAGGATGCATTGTTACATGTTAGCAATTTACTAGAACAATTTGCATTTTCATTATATGTCGGTAAATAATGCAATTGCTCGCTTGTCTCACTATAATTCCCAACTAAATATCGTAAAGGATCCAACAATGGGGCATATTTCATAAAAATAGGCTGTGTCATCACAATATTATTATTTTGCTGTTGGCATATTTCATCAATACCAACACATTTATATTTTTGATTCAAAGTGACATGATTATAGTTATTTTCATTCATTTCAAAGAATAAATTGTAAATTGGATTATAATTTTGCACGTTCTCAAGTGATAATGGTTTATACTCAATATCATTTTTCACTTCTTTTCCTAAATCTTTATTGAATTGAGATAATATAGATGTTTTCTGTTTGAAATACTTTATAGTAAATTTAGTAGAGTTTGTAGATTTATCAGACATATAATTGAATGAAACATATTTTTGAATCATATTGAACACATAAATTGCGTGTCATAAATTGCGTGTCATAAATTGCGTGTCATAAATTGCGTGTCATAAATTGCGTGTCATAAATTGCGTGTCATAAATTGCGTCTTCTTTTATAATATTAAGTCTGTGATATATCTATCATATATATGTCAGTAGAATTGGATCTTAAAAAATTTGATATGAAATGGATTACCTTCAAACCAGATGAAAATAAAGGTCCCGTAATTGTTTTGATTGGTAGACGTGATACAGGAAAATCTTTCTTGGTAAGAGACATTCTTTTTCATCATAAAGATATTCCAATTGCAACTATCATATCGGGGACAGAAGCAGGTAATGGATTCTATGCTTCCCATGTACCTAAAGTCTTCATTCACGAAGAATACAAGGAAATATTGATTGAAAATGTATTGAGAAGACAGAAAATGGTTCTCAAACAAGTGAAAAAAGACATGGAAATGTATCGAAAAACAAATATTGACCCACGAACATTGGTCATTCTAGACGACTGTCTTTATGACAATAAATGGACAAAAGACAAATTAATGCGTTTGCTTTTTATGAATGGTAGACATTGGAAAGTCATGCTCATTATTACTATGCAATATCCTTTAGGCATACCGCCAAATTTGCGAACAAATATTGATTTCGTTTTCATATTGAGAGAACCTTATATGACAAATAGGAAACGTATATGGGAAAATTATGCATCCATGTTTCCTACATTGGAATCTTTTTGTATGGTAATGGATCAAACTACCGAAAATTATGAGTGTTTGGTGATAAACAACAATGCGAAATCTAATAAATTGAATGACCAAATATTTTGGTATAAAGCAGAGAACCGACCACCATTTCGTATCGGTTCCAATGAATTTTGGGAGGCTTCTAAAAATTTGGGAGATGATGAAGAAGAAGATGGATATGACCCGTCGAAATCAAAGAAAAAAAGCAGTGCGCCTCAAATAAAAGTCAATAAGAACAAATGGGGTTAGTTTATGAAATTATCTGTAGGTATTTATTATATGAGTTCCGAAAACAATACAGCCATTTTACCAACAGATATATCTTCCAATTTTTCTCATGTAATTGTCGCAGTTGAACCTGAAATTCATGATATTAGACCTACAACAATCGGTCCATTGGAAATAAAAACGCGAGAAGAACCAACCGATATTACGCCATTGATTGCACCTATTGTGCAAGAACGTATTGCACCTATTGTGCAAGAACGTATTGCACCTATTGTGCAAGTGCAAGAACAACAAATTGCAACAGAGCCAAATCCATATGTCGTTGAAATCGACACATTTATTACAGCATTGGTGCCATCTGCGTCCAAATATTCGGTGAATTTGACGCCACAAGAAATTGCAATAATAACTGCGCTCGTCAATGATGCAAGTGGCACGATTCTTCCACAGATAAAGACGACAATTGAAGGCCTTTTGAAAGATGATGGCGCAATCAGCCTCCATGATATTCCTCAATTGGTTCTCTTGATTACACAATTATTTCAATCCAATTTGTTTGCAGTTAAAAACATTAATTTATTAAATGTTATTAAATATACGCTGGATTCATTACTAGATTCGAAAATATTGCCGATTCCAAATGGCCTAGAATCTGTCGCGAAATCAATAGTAGACACGTCGATTGAACTTTTAAATACTACGATACCTGTAGCAGAAGAAGAATGCTGGACACTTTTATCGTATTTATATTCGTGTTTTTCATCTTTTAAACCTTTTCTCATTTAAAACGCTCATAATAACTATATAAATATATAATTAGAATTATGCATATATTTTTATATAATGAGTTTATCATATATTGGTGATTTAGGTACTGCTTTCAATAATCTTTCTCAAATAGATGATTATACATCATTTCCAAAATGCAATGACTGTTTAGATGAATCATTAAAAAATTACCATCCATTTATTTTTGGAGTATATACAATGAATATTACTATGATACAAATTAATAAATATCAGGTTGGATATAAAACAAAAGATGATACAAAACCAAAAGTGACAATTAATTACTGTAAAACTTGTTTAGAATTAGATGATAAATTTGTAACAGAGTGTGATTGTCCAAAACCAAAACTAATAAACCCACTTGAAAATGAGTGTTATTTCTTACGATTATATAATCCAATAAAATTTGACCTATATTTTGGGTTTTATTGTGATATTCCTATTGAATTTGATATTTATATGAGTGGTCATAATCCTTATCATTATATATTAGAACCAGGTAAATTTACTCCTTTTTATACTAAAAAGGGTAATAATATTGTATTAGTACAATTAAATAAAGATACATTATGGGAGATTCTTAATATTAAATCAGATATAAAACAATTTAATTTACATTTTCTAGGAGCATATTTGAAACTTGGTTTAAGAAATGAAACTAGGGATAAGTGTTTTACAAATTTTAGATTATTCCCAAAATAAATGAGCGTTTTAAATGAGAAAAGGTGTAAAAAATAATCAAGATAAACGAATTTTTTCAATTATATCATCTATATTAGATGAATTTATGCAAATTTGTTCCAAATCCGATGGACGCATTGGCAACAGCAGTTGAATATTTTTAATTCGTTCCATTTCTTGGTCAGTCAGTTTTTTGTAATATTGTATGATTTCGTATGTAACTTTTTTGCTGCATCCTTTCATTTCAATAATCGTATCAATTCGTCCAGGCCGAATTAGCGCATTATCAAAATAATCTAATTTCGCATTTGTTGTGAATATAATCACTGCATCGTGTAATTCAATAATTCCGTCGAATATATTGAGGACAAAATCCAATGTAATTTCGTCGTCTATTGGCGGGGGTTGTATTATAATTTTCTTGTTGGTATTATTGCTTCCGTTGCTGCCGGAACCATCTTGCGAATTATCTTCGACGATTTGAAACGCTTCTATTTTATCTTTTTGTAAATTTGTCCGTTTTTTCAGCAAATCCATTTTGTTCGCGTCGAAATCTTCGAAAATATAACATAATTCGCCGAGACCGTATGTTTCGCCTCCAATTTTCAAAGGTCTAAAAAGTGACGAAAATTCGGCACATGTTTTTATACGCGACCATTGAACAATCACTGCATGCCGTTTTGTCTCATTCAATACGCCTTTTATGAATGAGGTTTTTCCGCATCCAGGAGGTCCGTGCAACAAAATCGCGTTTTTGAAAGATTTGCCGTAATATTCATATTCCAATTCTGCTTCGGATTTTGCGAGTCCGAGTTTTCTATATGGAAATTTACGTATGTTTTCGATAATTTCTTTTTTATTATCGAAAAATATATTCCGATCCAACCATTTATTGGATTTGAATATATATTGATTGAATTTCAAATCTTTTCTGTCATCTTCGTCGATAGAAGTAGATACATATTCAAATATCATTTGTTGCATTATTTTTTTACTCTTGGTATAATCTTTTTCGCATTTTTCTAAAAATTGTCGCAAAATATACATGTTGTCTTTGCCGCAAGTGCTCAAACAATATGTGAAACATTTTGTTTTCAAGGGCATATCCTTATTTGATGATGATGATGATGTATTATTTTCTTCTTCGATTTTTTGCTCGATTATATTTTCTAGATAAATATCTGGGTTCTCTGAAATCAAAATTTTATTTCGATTATTTGGAACAAAAATATATTCTATATCTACATCCAAATCGTAATTACTTCTATCATTTTTTATATTAACAATTTCATATAATGAATCCAAGAATTTGATTTTATTTGTGAAAATATAATGGTTGATTGCATGGAAACTGTCACTATAATTTACTTTTGTAATTGTTTTACCATTATATAATTGAATGACGCGTTTATGATATCCAATGATAATATTACATGAATCATTACAATAGTATTTTATGTATTTGTTATTTATTATTTCGAAATTATCGTAAAGTAAATAAGTAAAATACAAGAATACCAAATAGAAAGGGTGAATATTGTATTCAGATATTTGAGTAATTAATTTTGAATATATGGAAAATTGGAAAATTTGTAGCGTGTCCATTTTTAATATATTACCAACACGGATATTTTTATGTTTATTTACTATATTGTAAAAAATTCAAACCAACCTTGAATTTTTCAATTATGTGGTGACTAGTCTGAATCATTATTTAGATAAGGATATATACAATATCAAAATATTTATTACTAAATAAAAAACCTTATCATAATAGGTTACAATTGTATTAATAATAATGCAATTGTAATTTTACAAGCGGATGTAGAAAAAAAGATTATATATACATATAAATATAAAAATTTGTGTTTTCATATATTACGAATATTACAATGATATCAGATTTGAATCAATTGAAAACAAAGGTAGAAGCCATGACAAAGTTGCATCAAATAGAGGTTCTCAAAATAATAAAATCATATTCGACCGTTACTGTGAATGAAAATAAAAGTGGTGTATATATTAATTTATCATATATGGAACCTATAGTTATTGAAGAAATAAAAAAATATTTGATTTTTGTTGAAGAACAAGAACAAATGTTGAATCCTGCCGAAACCGAGAAAGAGGATATTAAAAACACGTTTTTCAATGATGTTGCCAATGATATTTTGACTGTTTATCGTTAATAATAGTACATGTGATGACGCAATTTATCTAAATTGCGACGAGACTTCAAATGTTTTCCAATATGTTTGTACATTTTCGATATATGATGTTTTATAGTTTTTCTTTTCGAAGTTTTCATAGTTTTCGTTGTTTTTCTTTTCGAAGTTTTTCGTTCCGTTGATTTATACATTTGTATTTATATATAAAATAATATAGAAATATTTTTGCGTTATATATAGGTATTATGACAACATCTTATAAAACACTGAATCAAATTTTTTATAATAATGATAATAAATTTGATGTACCAGAATCCATAAAATTATTGGAAGAATTTTTTTACAAAGGTGATTCCGAAGTTTTGAGTAAAGTACCAACAGATATACAACCTATTATTACGATTCAACCAGTAGACGCGATAAGTTATATTGATACTGTAAGTAGTGTTACACAAATTGCGCCAATAGTGCAACTGCAAAAGCAATCTAAACGAAATTTCGTGCCATTTTTGACAGATACAATATTTTGGTGCGTGTTTCATCATGTATACGGCGAAATTGAGTATACAATGATAAAATCGAAACATGGAAATCGCATGTTGGAAGAGAAACAGAAAATTATGGAGCATTTTCAAAAGACGCCGAAAATTTTGAAACAAACAAATGTGAAAATGACGAATGACAGAATAAAAGAAACATTGAGCGAATTCATGTGTGCAAAGAATTGTTCCTCATTTTTAGAGACATCTGCATATGCACTGTATTATGATTTGACTATTTACATTATTGATGAAGAAAATCGCACATATTTGTATTTTGCGAAAATAGATGAACCGTCTAAAAATCTGTGTGTATTGTATGTATCTCCTAAAAAAAATCAAAACAAAAAACAGTACCAATTACTAACAGATACTACTGATTTTGATTTGACAAAAGTTGTTGACACATATATGTGTTTAGAACAGTTTGATAAACCATTGAAAGCGCTGACACATTATAAAAAAATCGCGGAATTGGAAGAAATTGCAGAAAAATTAGGTATGAATTTCACTTTATCGTCTAAAAACAAGAAACAAGAATTATATAATCTGTTGGCACAAAAAATGGCGTGGTTGTAATGAATATATGAAAAAATTTTATATAAAACCGCACCCCAAAGGGGTGTTTGGTTTCAAATCATTACTGGTAACTTGGTTGAAGAATTATCCGCATAGCGGATTTAATTCTTCAACGGTGTAAAAATAAAATGCTTTTTCTTCAATGGATGGTTTATATGTTTATATATAAAATTGAAGCGTGAAATCGTATAAAATTAAATGTACAACTATTTTATACGATTAATATGTCTGAAAAAAGAGAACCTCAAGAATTAGAAACGAAAGAAGATAAGAAACAAAAAGAGCAAAAAGAGGATGAAGTGTACGAACAACAAAAACAAAAGATCAAAAATGCAATGAAAGTTGCAAAAGAAGAATTGGAAAAACGGTTGAAGCAATATTTAGATAGCTATCCTAGTATAAAACAGCAGAATAAAGCAAAGGAATTTGAAATAAGGTTTGGAAAATATGCGCCAAATGGCCGTCATATATCCAAGATAGATTACGACAATGTTATTAAACAAATAATAGCAGCAGGATTTGTTAGTAAAAACAAGGACGGTCTCCAGATTTTGCGTATATATTCTGAATATCAAGACCCGAAAACTGGACAAACTAAAATGTCAAATATTCGCGCAGAAATTGTAGGAACAGACCTCATTTCGGAATATTGTGCTACCAATAGTCTAGAAAAAGTGTTGCAAATGCCGTCTACAGAATCAAATAAACTCAAATTCACGCAGAAAACGTCGACATTAGATAAAGACGGTAAATATCAAAGACCAATTGATTTTCCGGATATGGGATTTCGCGTCGATTTCAAATATGAACAAGATTTTGGTATTACATCGCAAATTGCGCAAAAAATAATGGAGAAATGGCCAAATAATAAAAAGAAATTTCGATTCATAAATCGTGTTCAATTTCAGCATCCTGAATATCCAATTTTAGTAGATATCAGTATTGTAAAATCGTCAATGCAAGTGAGAGGCAAAGTCGATTTTCCGACATACACGATTCAAGAATCCCATGTATTTGAGAACCCGGAAACATATGAAATTGAATTGGAAATAGACAATATGCAGGTTAGTCCTTATGACAAAATCATGGACGATTTGCGTAAAGTTATTCGTATAATTATGAGCGGAATACAAGGGACAAGTTACCCAATTCCACTTTCAGAACGCGACGATGTTTTACAAGGATATTTACGTCTTATTCATGGAGAGGAATACAAAAGACGATATGTTTCTTCGAAAGATTTTGTAGGTCCTTCGTCTTATACTTTGCAAATAGATAATATAATTGAACAGGCAAATTCCAAATCACCAAATATTCGCAAAGATTATACAGTGACAGACAAGGCAGACGGAGATAGAAAGATGCTCTATATAGACGACAGAGGCCGCATATATTTGATTGATACCAACATGAATGTTCAATTTACCGGTTCTGAAACAAAATACAATGTGTGTTTCAATTCATTGTTGGACGGTGAACATATCAAATATAATAAAAAGGGCAAATTTATCAACTTGTACAAATCATTCGACATTTATTTCTTGAATTCCAAATCAATTATGCAATATCCGTTTTTTCAAAGACCCGTGTCCATAGAAGAGCCGCCCCTTGCTGACGCAACAAGTGAAGAACCGAGAAAAAAAGAAGGCGCGCGTATTCTTTTATTGACGGCATTCATCGAGAAACTGAAGCCAGTTTCGATTCTCAAAGAAAACAATGTGAAAGAAGTCTGGCAGAAAAGAACAAATCAAAAAGGCGAAGTATATTGGTTTGAACTTAAAACACTTAAAAAACAAAAAGAACAGCCAGTCAAAAAAATCGAAGGCTGTAATCTGCGTGTAGAATGCAAACAATTCTTGTCCACAACAACTACGGAAGACGGCAATATGTTTGATTTATGCTCGAAAATCATGCTGAATGATAAAGACGGAATCTATGAATATAATACAGACGGACTTATATTCACACCAGCATATAGTCCTGTTGGTAGTGTCGCTGCAGGTGTTCCTGGATTATTGCATAAATATACATGGGACGAATCATTCAAATGGAAACCATCTGAATTCAATACAATCGATTTCTTGGTAGAAGTATACAAAAAAGACGGTAAAGACAAGATTTCTTATATACGTCAAGAAGGTACAAATACCGGTGAAACCAACACAATCACTGAATACAAAACACTTGTTTTACGTTGCGGTGTAGATACTAAAAAACACATGTTTGAAAATGCATTCAATGACATTATTCATGAAAGACTTCCTTCGCCTGGAGATATTGATAATGAATCGACATATGAATCTAGACCATTTGAACCGACTGATCCATACGATCCACTTGCATGGATGTGTAATATTGTGCTTAAAAACACGGGAGACGACGAAAATAGTTGGGTAATGACTACCGAAACTGGCGATTATTTTGAAGAAAATATGATTGTTGAATTTCGGTATGATATGAACGCCGAACCTGGTTGGAATTGGAAACCAATCCGTGTTCGTCATGATAAAACGCAGAAATTACTTCAAGGACAAAGGGAGTTTGGCAATGCATATCACGTTGCTAATGGTAATTGGTATTCGATTCATCATCCAATTACGACGGAAATGATTACAGGAGTCGAGAGTTTGCCAGAATATGTTTCTAGTGATTCAGACATATATTATATGGGCGCGGCCGAAGACAGTCGCACTGCAGCAATGCGCAATTTCCACAATTTATATGTGAAAAAGAAATTGATATTGGGTGTATCAAATCCGGAAAATACATTGATAGATTATGCTGTTGGTAAAGGCGGCGATTTATCGAAATGGAGACAAGGAAAATTGGCAATGGTTTTAGGTATTGATTTGTCGCGTGACAATATTTCGGGTGCAACAGACAATGCTTGTATGCGGTATTTGAAAGAATGCGGTAAATATGATAAAGTGCCGTATTGCCTGTTTTTGAGAGGCGATAGTGGCCAAAATATCAGGTCGTTGGAAGCGTTTCCGGGGGATAAAACATCCAAAGAGAGAATGGTTGCATCGGCTATTTTCGGGAAAGGACCAAAAGATTCGACATTGCTAGGAAAAGGCGTATACAATAGATATGGAATAGGCGAACAAGGATTCAATATTAGCTCGTGTCAATTTGCCCTTCATTATTTCTTTGAAAATCCGCGCAAATTGCATGCATTTATAAGAAATATTGCTGAATGTACACGTATTCAAGGATACTTTGTTAGTACTGGATACGACGGTGCGCAAGTATTTCGATTATTGAGAACCAAAAAAGAAGATGAAGGAGTTGCATTCTTTACAAAGGATCGGTATGGAAATAAAAAGAGAATTTGTGAAATTATCAAAAAATACGGCGAAGACGGTTTTGATGAGGACGAGACCAGTATTGGTTACAGAATACACGTATTTCAAGAAACAATTCAAAAAACTTCGGTGGAATATTTGATTAGTTTTCAATATTTGGTTCGAATTATGGAAAATTATGGGTTTGAATTGGTAACAGATGAAGAGGCAAAACAAATGGGTTTGCCTCATGCATCAGGATTATTTGAAGAATTATTTGCTGCTATGGAATCGGAAATAGAAAAAGATCCAAAAAGAAGAACGGATTACAAACAAGCCGATAAAATGAGTGATGTCGAAAAACAAATATCGTTTTTGAATAGATATTGTGTTTTTAGAAAAGTTGCCACTGTAAGTAAGGAAACAATGGACCAATTCGCAAGACAAGCGGCGGCATTGTATGCAAATGAACCCGAGAAAGGAATAAATCCAGAGTTGGAAACAGTATTCAATCAGGTTCTCAATCAACAACCTGCGACAACAGGAAATGTAAAGAAGTTGAAAGTAAGAATAGTGCTTAAAAAGAAAGAATCAAAAGAGGTTGTAATTGAAGAAGACGACGTAATTGAACAACACAATCCTATCGAAGAAAATCTTATCGAAGCAAATATTGTCGAAGAAAATCTTATCGAACAACTACAAGAAGAAGAACCGAAAGAACTCGTAGAAGAAGAGCCGAAAGAAATCGTAGAAGAACCCAAAAAACCAAGAGTTAAAATTGTAATAAAACGTGACAAAAAAACATAAATTAACAAAAAAAATATAAACCTTTTGGTACTTCATTATTAGTATTTATAAAAATGACTTATTATTTATTACCAAGAACAAATATGAATTTATATAAACAATTGAGTTATTCGTCTATGGTCGATAAATCTTCGGTCGATAAATCTTCGGTCGATAAATCTTCGGTCGATAAATCTTCGGTCGATAAATCTTCGGTCGATAAATCTTCGGTCGATAAATCTTCTGTCGATAAATCTTCTCCACCTATTTTTATTTCAAATTCACTTGCACGATATTTATATGCAATGAAAGAGAATATTGATAATAGAGAAAATGAATGGGATATTTACAAAAAATATACGAATCCCTTTGAATATATACATACTATTATTCCATTCCGAAAAAAATGTATTTCAAAACAAAAACCGCTTTCACGTTCTTATTTCAAAATGTTGGAATTATGTCAATTATTCGATTTGATTCATTTGAATGAAAAAAAAATGACTACTTTTCATTTGGCAGAAGGACCAGGTGGATTTATCGAAGCTATTGCACGTTCACGCTCAAATATTAATGATATTTATTATGGAATGACGTTATTAGATGATAAAACGGATGTAAATGTTCCTTCTTGGAAAAAAAGCGTTGATTTTTTGAAAGAATTTGAAAGTAATGTAATATTGGAAAATGGAATAGATGAAACTGGAAATATATTAAATTTGCAAAATTTTCAATATGTTTCCAAAAAATATGCTTCATCTATGGATATTGTCACTGCAGATGGCGGATTTGATTTTTCAATGGATTTCAACCAACAGGAAATTATGATTGGAAAACTACTTTTTGCGCAAATCGCATATGCGGTTTGTTTACAGAAAAAAGGTGGGTCTTTTATATTGAAATTGTTTGACTGTTTTATGCAACATACAGTGGATTTGTTGGAATTATTGTCATCTTTTTATGAAAAAACATATATTGTCAAACCGCAGACAAGTCGTTATGCAAATTCAGAGAAATATATTGTTTGTAATGGATTTTTATATGAAAATTCAAATGATTTTTATAAATATTTTTATGAATGTTTTGAAAAAATGAATAGTATGAAACATGAACATTGTTTTCGATTTTTGAAATTACCTACAAATTATTTATTTTTGCAAAAATTAGAAGAATATAATGCTATTTTCGGGCAAAAACAAATACAAAATATACATTATACATTTTCTTTGATGGACAATAAATGTAAATTTGACAAGATTGATTTATTAATAAAAACAAATATTAAAAAATCCGTTGATTGGTGTATAAAACATCGAGTTCCGTACAATGTTTTTCCAACAAATTCAAATATATTTATAACAGAACTGTAAATAAATTTTCTACATTCTGTAAATAAATTTTCTACATTCTGTAAATAAATTTTCTACATTCTGTAAATAAATTTTCTACATTCTGTAAATAAATTTTGTATCGCTGCATACTCTACCATCTGCTTTGATTATAGGCGTAGCTGTAAGTTTAAATCCAAGTTTATCTTTTAATGTATAAGGCTGTTCAGAAACACCATATGCCATTGCATTTGCTGTTGCAGTACCAAAACCAGATTTTGTCAAATATCCGTTTCGTGTAACTTCATTCAATTTTACCCTGTCAGTATATGTACTGGAATCCACCGGACCTTGAATACCAAAAATAATATTACTAGGTTTGTAATAAAGAGGCACATAATTTGGCGCAATTTGAGGATAAAAAGTAGAAACATTTCTTCCAATATAAGAATTTGGCACGAAACCCACTACACTTCCAAAATTATTACGTAAATTACCATCGCTGTAAAAACCTATATTTATTGCAAGTCCCGTTTTATTAATACCATCATTTGAAGGAAACCATTTACCATTTGTTGCAAAATCATATAATCCAGTAGGAAATCCAGTATTGTAATCAAATACATTATACAATACAATACCGGTAGTAGGATCATTATTACTATCTATATTACTAAAATTAACAGCTGGTGGTGCTTGTAATATTACTATACCATTCACTGTATCATATTCAATAGATAATAAAAATACTTTTGCATTACTTTTAGTTGTATCCATCAAATAATGTCCATTATTAACCATAACTTTTTGAAATACGTTAGTTAAGGTATCTACATTATAATTATTTCCATCTGGAATAAACACATCATACATTTCTCCATCTATCCAATTATAACTGAAATAATTATTGTTGTGCGATGCATCGATAATAAGTTGCCTACAATGACTCGTTCCTGCTGGTGTGTATGTATTTCCTGACTGATAAATATTTGATTTCGCATTTCCAGTATTTGGTTGAACTCCCGATGTACCTTGTTTGAAATAAACATAGGAATTCTGTTTAATAGTCCGATTTCTTGAAACCAAATATTCGGGCGTACTTGTAAAATAAGTGCGATCATTGTTATTTTCGGGTTTGAATTGAGGACGATTCATTCCTGCACTTCTTACACGACGTCTTGCATTGACTTCTGGTGATAATATGCAGCTAGACGCGCATTTACCAGGATGTTCACTTGTCAATGTTGTTGCATTTGCAATTGATGGCGGTTTATTGTCTAATACATTCACTAAACCTGTATTCGTTTTTATTTTACTATTGACAATTGAACCACCAGGTTGTTCAAATGATGCAATAGTAGAAGAATTTCTGCTACAACTTGGATTCTTGATACTGGCAATTTCTCTTCGATATATTGGAAGAGGCATTGCTCGCATAAGTTCTCCGGCAACAATACAGCTACCTACTGTTAAAGTGCTATTGCTAGGTGTTTCTCGCAATTCGGTTTGTTTACCAGGAATAGAGTTCAAAGTTTTCTTATTTTTTTTATAAACACTCGTTATTTGTTGCAAAGTTTGTCCTTTCCATGAAAAATAGGGAATTGCGTTCATATTTAATGTTGCCGACATATTATATATATAACAATAATAAAGATTTTTTCGTAAATAAAACATATGTCTTCCGTAAAACTCGTCAGTTATTCACAATCACCGCCAGGAGAACCAACCCAATCATTGCAAGATTTAGTGGCATATTGTGCTCGTGTATCCAATCCTGCAAATCAAATAAACAAAGAAACCAACGAAAAGTTGCTCAAATATTTGATGAAAAATCAGCATTGGTCGCCATTTGAAATGGTGAATGTGTGTTTGGAAATTGAGACGACACGTGACATTGCCAGACAGATTTTAAGACATCGTTCGTTCTCTTTTCAAGAATTTTCGCAGCGTTATGCAGTAGTTGAAATGGATTTTGAAATGAGAGAAGCGCGTATGCAAGACAGTACCAACAGACAAAATAGTATAGCGACGGACAATTTGGAATTGGAAATTGATTGGCATCTACAACAACGCCATGTTGCGGAACGAGCATCGGAAGCATATTTGTGGGCAATTGAACGAGGTATTGCGAAAGAACAGGCCCGCGCAGTTTTGCCAGAGGGCATGACAAAATCGAGAATGTATATGAACGGCACATTGCGTTCATGGGTGCATTACATCCAATTGCGGGGAGGCAATGGCACGCAAAAAGAACACCGTGAAATTGCGGCGAAATGTGCCGTTGAAATCGCGGCGATATTTCCAATGATTATGGAGTTAGTACCAAGAGAATAATATTATACTGTTGGTACTTTCGCTCAATTGTCGGCATTGGTTTTTTCGTTGTTTCGTTGTTTCGTTGTTTCAAAAATATATAAAGCAATTTACATATTTTTATTAATATGAATTTTATTTTGAACAAAAATTGTTTCAATATAGATAATGTTTGTTTTTTGGAAACTAAACATAATATTGTAATGGAAAATGGGCATTTTACGAAAATGTTTTATTCTACTTCGGAATTTATTCTTAACAACATTTTCATAGATTTTGAAATTATAGTGAAAGATATTCATCAATTAGTGAATGAATATAATAATTATGGGAATGGTGGAAAATATATTATGTATTTTGATTTGAATATTGAAAATATGCGGATTTTTCAAAAAATAATGGATATTGAAAAACAAATTTTGGAATATTATTTGAAATATCGGAATATCGATAAAAAATGCGAATATATATTGAAAAATCAAATTATGAACAAGAATTTGAAATTTTACAGAAACGCCACTACACAAGATAATATTATGTTTTATTTGAAAATATCTGGTGTTTGGGAGAACAATTCGCAAATAGGTATTACTTATAAAGTTTTGGAATATTCAACTATTTAATATTATGAATATATGAATTATACATTTATTGCTTCTTCAAATGAAATAAATATTCTATTGTATAAGTCTTGACTATGACCTCCATTTGGACCACAACTATATTTTGCTGGTTTATATATTTTCGTTATATCTCCTAAATTTTTGAATTGTAGATTCTTATCTTTTATCAAATCATTATGAATAAAAAAACTATTTACTCCATTTGCGTCACAATATATTAATGAATAATTGTATTTTTTTGCTAATTTATCCAAAGATAATAATGATACTCCAAAATAGTTTGAATTATCCCATACTCCATTTTTATCATAAATTACTATTTTGTCTTCGTTTGCTAAATGTGTTGCGTTGTATTCACAAATAATTATATCACATTTGTAATTCGTTAATATTTCTTTCAAACAATAAAAATCATTAAAATCAATATCTACTGATAATATATTGATATTTTGAGGAACATTATATTTTCTAAATAATTCAACTACATTTTCTTTTGTTATAGATTCTTTTCGTAAATTGAATTTATCATTTTCATGAGATCCATCCATTTGTAATCCTTTCCAATTATAGTATTCCCTTAATATTCTTGTATTACATTCGATACCATTCTCAACACCAAATTCAACATAAAATTTATTATCGGTATTTCCATTATAGATTAATTCCACAAGTTTCATAGTAATACCATCTTCGCCATTTTGTGAAAATATTTTTTTTTCAAATAGTTCCAATTCCATTGTATAAAATTATTATATGATAATTTTATATTATTGTTGGTGTTTTAAATAATTGAACGTGTAAGTAATACTCTCATTATTTTGCGTTTGAAATAAATAAATAAATGAATAAATATAATATAATGGATAATATAAATTTAGAAAATATAAATCCAGT